TATCTTGAAAGACCCTGGATTATCTAGTACAAATACTACAACATATTTAAGTTTAAATTTTCCCAATGGACTTTTGTATGCATGCCTAGTTGAGGCTTTTAGTTTTTTAAAAGGGCCCCAAGACCTCTTGCAATTATACGAACAAAGGTATAAACAAGTGGTAGAAGGCTTCTCAATAGAACAAATGGGAAGAAGAAGACGAGATGAATATCAGAGTGGTGTTCCTCGTATAGGAAAATAAGTTAAGGAGACAAACTATGGCAATAACACAGGCAATTTGTAATTCGTTCAAAAAGCAGCTATTGGAAGCAGACATGAATTTTAAGTCATCTGGTGGCGATAACTTTAAGCTAGCTCTTTATTCTTCAACAGCAACTCTAACATCTACAACTACTGCTTATTCAGCTACTTCTGAAGTATCAAATAGTGGACAGTATGCAGCAGGTGGTGGTGCGTTAGTCAACAACGGTACTTCAATTTCAGCTGGAGTGGCTAGATGCGATTTCGCAGATAGATCTTTTACTGGTGTAACTCTAACAGCTAGAGGTGCTTTAATTTATAACACATCTTCTGATACAACTAATGCATCAGTTTGTGTTTTAGATTTTGGAGCAGATAAAACAGCTACTTCAGGTACGTTTACAGTACAATTCCCAGCGCCTACATCTACGGCAGCAATACTTAGAGTATCGGGTTAATAGGAAGGTAACTTCCTATGGCCAATACTTGGGGTGCGCAGACTTGGGGCAGTAATCAATGGAATGATCTCGGTAACGCAATTGTATTGCTTACTGGGCAATCTTTAACTTGTTCATTAGGTAATGAAAGTATTGAAGGAAATTCTAATGTTACTGTATCTACAAATTTATTATCAGCAGCTACTTCTAGTTCAACAGTAACTGGAACCACTACAGGGTATGTAACAGGTCAGGCCTTAACTGTAGCATTATCAAATGTTGATGCAGAACCAGATGCAATGGTATCTGGAAATCAAATTAGTTTAGCTTTAGGTTCTGTAACAGCCTATCATGAAATGGGTTGGGGCAGAGATACCTGGGGTTCGAATGCTTGGGGTGAATATGGTGACGCTGTAGTAACTGGTCAAGCTTTAACTGTCGCTGTAGGAAGCGTCGCAAGTATAACAGCAGGTGCAAATGTTTCTGTAACTGGGAATGAAATAGTTGCGGCTTCAGGTTCTGTAACAGCAACTGGAACTACAGTTGCATATCTAGATAATACTAATTTATTAATAACAAGTGCTTTAGGAACCGCAGATGCGGGACCTGATGCAATGTTAACTGGTAATCAAGCAACAGTTTCTGTAGGCAATGTTGAAGCATATAATTTAGAAGGTTGGGGCAGATATTTCTGGGGCCAATATGAATGGGGTGCTACTGGAGAGTGGGACACTGCAAGTGTAACAGGTCAAGCTTTAACTGCATCATTAGGTAATGAAAGTATAACAGGAAATGCCAATGTTACTTTAACTGGTAATGCAATAACTACTGCTTTAGGAACTTTAGATCCAGAGCCGGATGCAATGGCTACTGGCCAGGGTTTTACTGTCTATGTTGGTAGTGTAACCACAGTAGCAGATGCAAATGTTTCGGTAACAGGTGAAGTAATGAGCGTCGCCGTAGGAACCGCTACTTTAGATGCAAATTCACTTATTGATGTTACGGGTTTTGCTTTAACTACTACTTTAGGTAATGAAGATACTGATGCAAACGCAAGAGTATATCCAACAGGAAATGGGTTGACTATGTCTTTAGGATCAGGTACTACTCTTATTTGGAGTGAAGTAGATACTGGCTCAGCGCCATTAGATCCCCCTGGATGGTGGGATGTTGCTGCATAATGGATTTGACATAAATCGATTTATTTAATAATATGAACATATAAGGAATTAAAAAATGGCGAACGCTACATCAGATAATCTAAAACTGACAGTCCAAGCAACCGGTGAAAACTCCGGAACTTGGGGATCAATTACAAATACAAACTTATTAATTCTAGAACAAGCAATTGGAGGTTACGACGCATTTAATGTAACGAATTCAAGTAGAGCATTAACTTTCTCCAATGGTGTAGTTTCTAATGGAAAAAACGAAATAATAAAATTAACTGGAACCTTAGCAGCAAATGTTAATGTTACCATTCCTGATTCAATTGAAAAATCATATACAGTTTGGGATGGATGTGATCATGCAGATTACACTTTAACATTTAAAACTACTTCAGGTACAGGAATTCTTTTATGTGAAGGTCATACTTATCAATTATGGTCTGACGGAACAAATATTTATAAAGGATCAGAACAAAAAGTATGGAGAGCAGTCACTGCAGCAGAAACAATTCAATCAGGTGCTCAAATTTTAGTAAATACAAGTGGGGGAGCGGTTACCGTTACCTTACCTGCTTCTCCAAGTACAGGGGATGAAGCTACTTTTATTGATCAAGGATATGATTTTGATAGTAATGCTTTAACAGTAGGAAGAAATAGTTCCAACATAGCTAATGCAGGAACAGATCTTGTAGTTAATACTCAAGGAGCTGGTTTTAAATTAGTTTACTCTGGAGATGCTACCACAGGGTGGACATACACAGAGAAATAGGAGATAATATATTATGTCAAATTATGAAGCTACAAAATACGATTATACAGGTGCCAATCTTACCGGCATTGAAGGAATTCCAACGGGATGTATTATTCCTTGGTCTGATACTTCTATTCCAACTGGTTTCTTAGAATGTGATGGTCAATCAGTATCTAGAACAACTTATGCAGCATTATTTGCAATTATTTCAACTACTTATGGTTCGGCGGATGGTTCATCTTTCAATGTACCAGACTTAGGTGATAATGTAGCAGTTGGTAGATCAGGAACTAAAACAATAGCTACAACAGGTGGAGCAAACACAGTTACTGCAACAGGAAGTGTTGGAGGCTCAACGGCGGCTCATACATTAAGCGAATCTGAATTGGCTGCTCACTCACATTCTATACCAAATTTGTTTGTAAATCATGCAATACCGAGAAATCATAATATAGGAGATGGATCTCATGCCTACTGGTCTACTCCAAGTACCACCAGTGCTGGTTCGGATTCAGGGCACTCTCATAATATGAGTGCAAATTTTTCGGGAGACGCAACTTCAGTTGTTCAACCGTATTTAGCAATATTATATCTTATTAAAACTTAAGGAGAAAAATGGCAACTAACGCAACATGGACTGTAATATTCCCCGACAAGAGAATTAATAAAGGGGGAGCATCTTCTTATACAATAGATGATGATGCATTTTGGAATGATCCAAAATTTTCAAACATCTGGGCGATCCAATATGGAACAAGTAATACAAGCGAAGAAGTAGAATACAGAGACACAACTTCTCATACTTCTTATGCTGACGCTTCTTTGGGTGATTTTAACGAGTTTATTACTAGGTATGACGCAGCGCATTTAGCTCAACTACAAGCTGACTGGGACAATGATAACGTTGAGGGTGAAACTGAAGCTGAAAAAATTACAAGATTAGGTGCAAGACCTACTTCATACTCATCTTAAACACATCCAAAAAATTAGCTATCTAAACATATGAAAGACCATTTTCCTGTGTGTACTAAATACTTATTGGATTAATATGTATGTATGGTGGATTTGCTTAATAACATCCAAGAAGTTATAATATATTTTTCACCTTTTAATGGTGGATTTCCTCTATGAAGATAAGGAAAAGCTGCGGGGAAAATAACAATTCTCCCTGCTTTAGGTTGTACTCTTGTTGAGTAATGTAAAAATTCTGTTTCTCCACCTTCCTTAACATCATTTAAATATATAACAAAAGTAAAAGCTCTAGCCGTATTTAATAACCCCACCGAGTGTTCTATATGCCATCTGTGATAGCCTTGGGTCGGTAAAGTTTTTTGAATTTTAATGCTAGTATAGTTAAAGTCAATGTTAGGATAGGCGGCGCCGGCACCTGTATTTTTAGTGTAGTGCTTAAAAGCCATATCAAAGTTATAAAACATAATTTTACACTCCTCCCACCATACTTCCATATTACCACCATTCATAAAATATTGATCATCTTGTTTATATGTAATATCAGCATTTTCAAATTTAATTCTATTAAATGTATTTCTAAATTTAGACTCTTGTTCAAATAATTTAATTGCTTTATCACATTCTTCTTTAGTTATATAATTATCATAAACTCCAAGAAAATTTTTATCTATGGTTGCTGTTTTTTGTGGTGCTTTTATTATTGGAACAATTCCTAGTCCAGGATCAATTCCTTCTTTATATTTTTCTGAATCGCTCCCATATCGTTGAGTACCATATGATTGAGTATTTTTAGGGGATTTTTTCTCGTTTAGGGAATCTTTACTTATAACATTTGAAGCAGTTTTCCCAACTTCGTCTGCTATTTTTTCTTCTATTTTATGCATTATACTTCCTTCTTTTTTATTTTTTAAGTTTTACACTTTTTATCTATCATATATTCTGTTATATTCAAGCTTTCATTATATACATAACTCATATATAAGATACATTATATGTTACAACAACTCAAAATTGTCCCAGGATTTAATAAACAAGCCACCGAATCTGGCGCAGAAGGCCAGTGGACTGATGGTGACAATGTAAGATTTAGATATGGCTTACCCGAAAAAATAGGGGGATGGAGTCAATTAACTGCTAGTGAACACACTCTTCCTGGAGCTGCTAGATCTTCTCATGCTTTTACGAGTTTAGCAGGAGAGAAGTATTCTGCTATAGGAACGAGCCAAGGTTTATTTTTATTTTATGGAAATGCATTTTATGATATTTCTCCACTCGGTACAGCTATTACAGGATGTACTTTCACCACAAGTGTGGCCGCCGGAAGGACAGTTACCATTAATAAAACAGCTCATGGTTTAGCAATTGGAAGATATATTACATTATCAAGTGTTTCAGTAACAGGTGATTCAAATCTTACAGCAGTTATCTTAGAAAAAGCTTATGAAATTTTAACTGTTCCAGATGCCAATTCTTTTACTATTGAAGCATCAACTGCAGAGACTGGAGTAGGAATGACAGCGGCAGGGGCAGCTACTGTTAATCCTTATTATGTGGTAGGACCCACCGTTCAAACTAGAGGTTATGGCTTTGGTACTTATTTATGGGGTAATTCAACATGGGGAACAGCTCGAACAACAAGTTCTGTGGTTCTGGAGCCAGGAAACTGGTCTTTATGTAATTACGGTCAAGTTCTTGTTGCAACTATTTCAGATGGAAAAACTTTTACATGGGACGCCGGGGCAAGTAATCCTAGAACTAATAGAGCATCCCAATCAACTACTAATTATGTTACTACTGCTAATCCTACATCAAGTATGATGACATTAGTATCTGATCGAGACAGACATTTATTTCATATGGGGACGGAACAAACAATTGGAGATACAAGTACACAAGATGCAATGTTTATAAGATTTTCTGATCAAGAAGATTTAAATACTTATACTCCTACAGCTATTAATACAGCGGGAACTTTTAGACTCGATTCAGGAAATGAAATTAGAGCGGCGGTTGCAGGTAAAGATTATAATCTTATCCTTACGGATACAGCGGCGTATGTAGCTCAATATGTTGGACCTCCTTATACATTTAGTATTAGCCAAGTAGGAACTAATTGTGGATGTATGGGAATGAATTCTGCGGTGGCGGCTGATGGAGCCATATATTGGATGTCAAATTCAGGGGGATTTTTTAAATATGATGGTACTGTTAAATCTATTCCTTGTTTAGTAGAAGATTTTGTATTTAATACAGATGGAGATAATTTAGGAATAAATTATGTTACTAATAAAATTATTTATGCAGGTCATAATAGTTTATATACCGAAGTAAATTGGTTTTATGCCAAAAGTGGAACTGAGCAAATTAATAGATGTGTAACTTTTAATTATGGAGAAAATGTATGGACCACAAGTTCTTTAGATAGAACCACATGGACTGATGCAAGTGTATTTGATACACCTTATGCCACTAATTATGGAGCCTCAACCACACCAATATTTCCTACTATATTAGGAATTACAAATACTTACGGAGCATCAATGTATTATTCTCAAGAAACAGGTACCGACCAAATAAATAGTACAGGTACTACTTCTATTAATGCTTATATTAGATCTGGAGACTATGACATTACTTCAAAGAAAAGTATGATGGGCCAAGACACTGGTGTAGCTGATCTTAGAGGAGATGGAGAATATTTTATGTCTGTTAGTAGGTTTATACCTGATTTTAAATATTTATCCGGGAATGCTAAAATAACTTTATTTATAAGTAATTATCCAAATGAAACACCTACAGGATCTCCTTTAGGACCCTTTACAGTAACCTCAAGTACTGATAAGATAAATACTAGAGCCAGAGGGAGACTAGTTTCAATTAACATTGCTAATGATGCAGTGGGTGAAACCTGGCGACATGGCACATTAAGATTAGACTCAAGATCGGACGGAAGAAGATAATGGCATACACAACAGCATTTGGTTTACCTCAAGAGGTAGTAGATTATTTAAATCAACAACTACCTGATATAGATAATATATTCTCATCAACTTCTCCAGATACAGATACAGATACAGATACAGATACAGATACAGATGCAGGTACAGGTACAGGTATTATAAAACCATATGGGGAAGAAAGCATTATGGATGATTACATGCCTGGTACAAATCCAGATCCTAATAGTACAAGAAATCCGAGTAAATATATAGATTATTTGGCTAAACAACCAAGTAAGACTGACTATGGTTTTGATAATTCAGGGACTTTTATAGGAGAAGGATTTAATCAGGCGGAAGAAGATGGGTTACTTAAAAATTTATTCCCAGGATTGGGGGCAGCAAAAGGAATTGTAGAGAACATCCTTCCCATGAACCGAGTAGCACTTTTACAAAATGAAATGCTCGGGCAGGGTTTTGCAGTAGATAGTATAGGAAGAATTGTTCGAGTGGATCAAGGTAATGTTAATAAAGCTGGAAACATAATGGCGGGTAGAAATGTATCTAGGTTAAGTGAAAAGACATTTGATGATTTAATAGCCAAGGCGTCTCTTAATATGAAGCCCGGGCCAGAAAAGATCGCAAGAATAAAAGCTTATGAAGAAGCTAAAGAGGCTTGGATGCGAGCGAACGTTAAAACAGATGAGGTGTGGGATTGGAAGTACAAAGACAGACCAGGTTATAGAATGTCTGAGACAGGACACTATCGTGTTTTAGATGAGGCAGCAAATAGAGAAGCTGAAAAAATTAAAAAAATGGAAGAAGCTAACGACATTGACCCTAGTCGTCGTGAAAATATACATGGAGCAAGTGTTGATGTGGGTCATTGGACACAACAAAAAAAGCCAGGTGCAGGTGGCAGGAACTGGACACTAGCTGAAATTAGAGCAGATAAAACAGGTATGTTTACAGAGGATCCTTCTGGAATTGGTGATGGTGGTTCATCAGACTACTTAAACAATAATGATACTTCTACAGCTACATCAGAACCAAGTAATGACTCAAGTAATGACTATGGTTTTGATAATTCAGGGAATTTTATAGGAGAAGGATGGGCTCAAGGCGGATTAGCAAGTATTCTAAGTAGAGAAGGTTCTGCTGATGGTGGAAGAATAGGACTTTCTGAAGGCAGCGGAATCGCGAGACTGGGATATAGAACAGGAACACCCTATTTAGAAAATATAAACCAAGGGCAGAATATACAGACAGCAGGTGCATGGGGAAAATATATGCCTGAAAAGTTGGGAGGATATTCAAAGGAAAAGAAGGCACAAAACGCAGCGCTAGAAAAAATAGAAGGTTTAAGAAAAAAAGAACAACAGATTAATGCATTGGGTGAGGGAGCTCAACATCTTAAACAAGATGAATTAAAAAGTATACAAAACCAAATTCAACAAATAAAAAATCAATACAAAGGTGTTGAAGCTATTGAAGAAGCATCTTATGATTTTGCTGACATAAAAGATCATACTGCACTTCTACTTGATCAAGGTTTACCATGGCTAATAGGAGCAGGAAAAAATTATGTTAAAAATAGAGGAATGTTAAGTGTTGCTAATTTAGGACTTTCAACAGGAGAAGCTTTGGTAAATGCGGGAAAAAAACAAAGAATGGGTGATAAACAATATGATGACTGGAGAAGACACTATGATCCGGGTTATGGTAAAACTGCAGACGTGAAATTGGGCATGACTGGAAATGAAGAATGGGGAGACCTTAGTGATCCTAATAATCCTTTAAATGAAGCACCAAATAATGATCCAGAACCAAGTAATGACTATGGTTTTGATAATTCAGGGGGTTTTACAGGAGAAGGATGGGCTCAAGGCGGCAGAGTTGGATACTCTGAAGGAGGCTTAGCAACTTTATGGCCAAAATAACAAGTTACATACCTGAACCTAAAGAAGAATACGAAGTAGATAATTTA